CTATCGGTCTCGATCACATCAGTGCCTGCTGGAACTACCACCATGACAGGCTGGTCAATGTTCAACCTTCCAGCAATTTCGCGCTCAACCCCGGTCAAACTTCCGAAGCGCCCTTTTACCGTCGATGATGTTGATGTCTCAGTCCATCCGCCATAACTATCACTGCTTATTGTTATGCGCTTTATTGAGACCGATTCGGGCATAGCGCATTCCTGCTGCGTTTTCATGAGACTTAAATCGCGGTCATTCCACATAGTTGATATCATTCCTATTTTGGTCAGCGATCACGATTCTCTGCATCCCACGATACTTCTCTGCCATAGCGTTCATAGCCGCGGCTTTTTGACTTCGCTTATATGACGCTCCATCAGCTTCAAAGTCAAATTCAATTGCATATTTGGTTGCTAACATTTCTAATAAGTCAGCCGCTGCACCATAGGGGTCATAGACTTTTCCGCTCACGAATACGCCGTTTTGCTGGCTTGTGGCAAACGTCCAGCGTCCATGCAATGGGTCGCTCGTGGAAGGAGTCAACACGTTCAAGCTATTATCGTATAGAGCAGCATCCGTCTCCCAGTACATTTCACCGCTATACCAATCTAAATAATTAATTGTGCCTCCTGATATAGTGGTCAAAGGTATGAGCGGTGCATAACGATAATCCCAGCGGTGTATATCTAATGCCCGTTCGATGTTGTCATCCGTAAATGTTGCACTAGTACCAGATGGGTCATTGATTAAATCTCTCACTAAACTTATGAGAGAAGTCATACTAGGGCGTGCCATAATTATTTCCCTTTTTCCTGCTAGAAGCAAATTTTTTCAGCTTTTCCACTATTACTTCATTTTCCGGTATATAGTCTAGACCCTGCGCCTCATACCAAGATGCAATCTCATCGTCATTCGCTTCCCTGCAATCTTTGTGTGACATGAGATAATCCCATAGCCATTCATTGGGAATGCTATGAACTACTCCATGCTCATTTACGATATATTTCGCCATTACAACCACCTTTCCGGTGCTGGTCGATAAAGAACCTTGTGCATCCCTTTATTTTTACCCTTCATTCCCCACGTTTCCAGATATAGGTGGTCGCACATCGCCACCTTGGGATCTACGTACGCTATCCGTAATCCTGATTGATATAATCTCAATGTGAAATTAATATCTTGACCACCGTAATCATATGGCTTCGGGAATGAGCGAACAGAAACGGTCTCGCCGTTAATCTTGATTTCTACCTCATTGGTATTATTGAACCATGGTTTAGCAAGTGCTTCGAATACAGTCCTTTTTAGAAGCAGGCATCCTGTACCACACCATACCAGCATCCCGCTATGTGTTAGTTTTGCGCAGTTATAGGTTGGATTAATGCTTATTGGATAATCGATAAATGCGCCGACAACATTCGGCGCATCCTGATTGTTAATCCTATCCAGCATCAATTGTATTGCATTATGGCATGGCACAACATCTTCTTCGACCAGCCAAATATAATCCGCCCCGCTCTCATATGCCATCTCGCAAACTCGTTCATGCGATTCGGGAATTGGCAAGTCGTGAGTAATTTTCCAGCCGATAAATTCCAGCCTGCTTTCAAGCACGGCTTTCATAGTGGCATCCACGGTTCGGCTGTGGATCATTCCCCGCGAAGGTGTGGCGATTACTACGGTTTCCATTACTGTTTAGCCATGTTGGTATGGCAGCGGCGAGGAAGGAGGAGGAACTCTACCGCTGCCATTTCCAATAAGCGTCACGACAAAACAACGATGCCCGCTTCATCACGAAGCTCAGCCACTCCGTACAGAACGTCCATCGTTACCTGAACGCCCAAATATGTTGGGTTATACGCATATAGTACGCGCAACACTACTCCAGATTCGGGGTCTCGCATCGTTGTTGCCCGCGCACCAGACTGAGGTGGCGGCTCAGGCAATCCACGCATCGCCAATATCGCAAATTCAGGATGGAAAGCTAGGTTCTTAGTGCTTACTGGTGTCCCGGCAACGGCTGGCACTAGTTGACTAGACCAGACCGTAAACCCATACAGTTTACCGATTGCACCTTGAGAGACTGCCTCAGAACGTGCGCTTGCGAAATAGCTAGCCAAATCTTCATCGCCGAGTATTGCGATTTCGTCCTTGTCGCTAACTACCAAATGCCGGTTAGACTTCGGCACTTTGTTATCGTTGAGCGCCTTACGTGCCGACCTAATTGTAGCAGCGGTAATGTCCGTGCCAGATAACCCAACACTGCCAGACAACCCAGCATATAGTGCAAATAGGTCGGTTTCGATCGCTTCGGATATTGCCGATACAGAAGCACTGATATAGCGGTCAAGCAATTCCTGATTCGCCTGCGCACGTGCAACGTCTTCAACGATGAAAGAGACTTCTTTGTGCTTGTTGAGCGTCACCTGCTTGTCTGCCCCCGTTGGTGTTTGAAAGGTAACCGAAGTATTAGCAGCTTTGTTTTTAGCGCTGAATGTCCCCGGATATGGAACGTGTAGAATATCGCCCTCATTGAACGTAGCCACATCGGTATCTTTCGTGACTAGTTTCGCTAATACAATTTCGGAACGCAAAACTTCTAACGCCCTGTTTGCCCAGATTTCAGGAATAAAGGGTGCAGCTTCAGTTACAGTAATATTTGTTTGTGTCATTTCAGACCTCTCTAATCTTCAATAATTCTGCCCTCCGCAGCAGCTTTAAGAATCGCGTCACGGTTGGCTTGATAAAATTTATGGTCTCGCAGTTGACTGCGCGTAAATTGCTGTTGACCGCCAATTCTACCCTGTGCAGGGTTGGTTGGCGATGCTGAACCGCCTCCACTGCCGATTAGATATGGTTTATCCGATACAAGCTTTTTCAGCACCTTCTCGATGTTGTTCGGCTTGCCATCCTCGTCGAATTCTAAACTCGATATATCGAGTAGCCGAAATGCTGCATCAGGGTCAACGATACCTAATTTGTTCGCCGTCAGCATCACCTCATACCGTACCGTTCTCTCTTGTAACGTTTGCTGATATTCGGAGTCTTTCTTTTCCAATTCGGCAATGCGCTTTTGCAAGCGCTCCTGTTCGGTAAGCTTGGCGTCTTCATCCGCTTTGACTTTTGCTTCTAGCTCCCGCAATCTCTTACGGTTTTCGGCTGCTTCAGCGCGCAATTTCCGCACATACGCTGCATCAAATTGTTGCTCTTGAGCTTCTTGCTCCTGAGCCTGTTGAGTTTCTTGCTCTTGATTTTGAGTATCTAACTCGTTTTCGTTGGTCACCGGGACCTGTCCAGCATTAGTTGCCATTTTGATTACTCCACCATTCTCTTTATAGATTCTGGAGGCTCTTCCTCCAGCTCTCGATATAACCTGATAAGGGCGCGGGCTGCTTTCCGTTTGTCTTCGGGTGATGCTTGCACTCCGCCCCTTGCCCCAGCTAATGCCGCGGCTGCTGAATGCACTCCATTCCGATTTAGTGTTCCATCGGGTTCGCGCACCGGTAATTTTGCCTGCGCCTTAGCCGTATATTCTGATTTTGGAGGCTTAATCAGACAAGCCTCGTACCATTGGTCAGGGTCATAATCGCTTTCCGAAAATTGTCCCCACGGTTTGTTACTGATAGGCATCTTGCACCTCCATCAACATCATAATTATATATCACTTAATTATCCTTGTGTAATATTTTTTGCACTACGCTCGTAGCGCATCCAGCCCCAATCGGCATTATAAGACCTCCCGACGATACCCGTTTGTGGGTTTTCGTCGAATGTCAATTTCCCATCCTTCCACGCTTGCCACTTCGTCATCCCTAGGATAGAAATTTGCTTGTCGTCTGAGATTTCTGAAAATTCCTCCGCACCTGCTTTAATCCCATAATCATAACCCTTCACAATCGGAATCATGGCACAGCGTCCGTTTGGATGGTCATCTAATGTTTCGTCTAGCGTGTGCCTAGTGCCGTGCATTGCCCAGCAAGCTGCGCAGGTTCTATCGCTCAAATCCGCGTGCCATATCCACCCCTGCACCACATATGAATTCTCCTGATAATTTGCTTTCGTCGCGATCCGCTGCGCTCTCAATATCTCCGTTCTCGATATCCGCAATGCCCTACTCAAGCTAATCGAGAGTGCGCGCCGTAATTCCGGTGCAATAGCACGCGGATTTTTGCCTAGCAGCATCCCTTGCACTAGGATATCTCCAGCCCGCTCAGCAGCATCCGCACCAAACCCAGCAAATAACCTGCCGAGTGGGGTATCCTGCTGAATTGCGCCTAGTATCGCAATGACAGATTGCTTGTCTATCCGATTCCAGTCTATGGTCAATCCTGCCGTATCAGCTATCTTTTTTATCAG